ATCAATAATTATATGGATGAAGAATCAGGCAACTCTCTCGGGGAAGGATTATAAGGGGAGATATGAACCTATAATATATGGTCGATTTAATGATAACTTCTTTGGAGTGAGGTTCAAACAAGAAGATATATGGGAGGTACAGAGGACACTGAAGAATGATTTGCATCCAACGATGAAACCCATTCCCTTGATAGAGAAGGCGTTGATAAACAGTAGTGAAAGGGGGATGAAAATTCTTGACCTCTTCCTAGGCTCTGGCTCTACCCTTATAGCTGCCGAGAAGACGGGTCGCAAGTGCTACGGTATGGAGCTAGACCCTAAATATGTAGATGTTATAGTGCAACGATATGTGGACTATGTACAGAATCCCGTGGTAAAGTTGAATGGTAATATAATCATATGGAACAAGACAAAACCAAACACCCAGGTGGTAGACCCACAGTAATGACACCTGAAGTTATAAGTAAACTTGAAGAGGTCTTTGCTATTGGTGGAAGTGACAAAGAAGCTTGCTTTTACGCCGACATTTCTCATCAAGCCTTATATGACTACCAGAATAAGCACCCTGAGTTTACTGAGCGTAAGGAGGCTTTGAAGGAACGACCTATACTTCTAGCACGACAAACAGTAGTAAAGAAGATAGGGGAGAGCTACCAAAACGCTATAGACTACCTAAAGCGTAAGAAGCGTTCAGAGTTTGGTGACAACACTGACATAACGTCAGGTGGTGAAAAGCTACCCACTCCTATAATGCCTCTATCAAATGCTATACCAACAGACGACAGCAACAAAGAAGATAACCCAGCTATCTAAGCGTATTAGGATTGTCCAGGGTGGTACCTCTGCCTCCAAGACAATATCTATTTTGCTGTACCTTATTGCTATGGCACAGAGCGACACAAGCCCTACGGTTACCTCTATAGTATCCGAGTCTATACCTCACTTGAAGCGTGGAGCTATTCGTGACTTTAAGAACATACTATCTGGTCATGGCTATTGGAATGATAAGAACTGGAATGTGCAAGACTCAACCTACACCTTTGAGACTGGTAGCAAGATAGAGTTCTTCTCAACAGATAATGGTGACAAGCTTCGAGGTGCAAGGCGTGACCGTACGTTTATGAATGAGGCTAACAACTGTACCTTCGACGCCTTTGAGCAACTAGAGGTTCGTACCAATGAGTTCATAATCATCGACTACAACCCCACGGTAGAGTTCTGGGCTATGACCGAGGTGATGAATAAGCGTGATGACGTTGAGTTTATTATCCTCACCTACCTCGATAATGAAGCATGTCCTCCTGCCATCGTAGCTTCCATTGAACAGCGTAGAGACCGTAAGGGTTGGTGGCAAGTGTATGGTCTAGGTCAGCTTGGTGAAGTTGAGGGAAAGATATACAAGGACTGGCAGATCATCGACGATATACCTCATGAGGCACGCCTAGAGCGTCGTGGTGGTGACTATGGCTACACCAACGACCCTACAGCCATTGTGGATGTGTATAAGTACAACAACGGGTACATCTTGGATGAAGTGTGCTACCAAAAAGGCCTATCGAATAAGCAGATAGCCGATATTGTCCTTAACCAACCAGACCCACAAATACCTATTGTCTTTGATAGTGCAGAGCCTAAGTCCAACGATGAGCTTATCCTCTACGGTGTTAACCTGCTTGCAGCCAATAAGGGGCAGGGAAGTGTGCTACAAGGCATACAGTACGTCCAACACCAACGTATCTCTGTGACCAAGAGGTCGGTGAACATCATAAAGGAGTATAGAAACTACCTATGGAAGGTGGATAAGAACACAGGCAAGATACTCAATGAGCCAGAGCATGCCTTCTCCCACTCAATGGACGCTATTAGGTACGCAATGGAGAGCAACAAGCCCTTTTCTTTCCTCACAGCAGAGGAACGTGTGCGTAATATGATCGAGTCACGTAGAAATCTTGCCTCTAAAGCAAGGTAGTGTGCTATACTAGCCTCATTAACCACATTAGAGTTGCGGACAATTCTAATGGAATATAAAAAAAATAACAGCTACAAGATATACACCGAACTAGACGAAATAAAGTCCAGCTACGAGGGCATGAGCCTAGAGAAGATTTCAGGACTCAAGCGATCACAGTACCAGGTCATCAAGATGTGCGAGTATTACTCCGACTCACGCTATTTGGATAAGAAAGGAAACAAGAGAACTATTGGCGACGGAGAGATTGATGTACCATTTTATAATATAGTTAACTACCGTGTAGCCCTAGCTAAGACAGCTACCGACCTCGACATAAAGGACATTCAGATTGTGTCCGATAACCCAGCACATCAGGTTGCTTCCATGCTTCTTAACCGTGAAGCCTATGAGTGGATGAAGAAAGAAGAGTTTTCAAAGACATTGAACCAGATGGGTATGACACGCCCTAAGTACGGTGGCTATCTCCTCAAGAAGACAGAGACTAAGGGTAAGCTCCATGTAGATGTAGTGAAGTGGACAAATGTAATGACTGACCAGAATGATATTCTTGGCGGCCCTATTGCAGAGACACATCACATGTCACCTGTTCAGCTAAAGGACAAGGATGGTATTTGGAATAATGTCCGTGATGTCCTTAAAGCATTCAAGTCCATGAAGGCTAAGGAGCGTCCTACTTGTATTGATGTTGTAGAAGTTACTGGTGAGTTTCCTGTTGCTGTGTACAAGAATGCACAGAATGAAGAGTGCACCGAGGAAGACCAGTATGTGTACTCTCTCCAGCACTACTTCTGCACAAAGGTAAATGGTAAAGACTTCCTTCTCTACGCAGAAGAGTTGTCAGGTAAGATGGAAGACTACTATGAATACCTCTCATGGGAGGATAACGGCTATGGTCTTGGACGTGGTGTCATTGAAGACAGTGAGGAAGCACAGGTATGGACTAACAACGCAGTGATTGAAGAGTCTATCGCTATGAACCTTGCAGGCCGTGTCGGTATCAAGACCAACTCAAAGAAGCTCGGTAATAACATTCTTGAACACGATCATGGAAAGATTTATAACCTTGAAGCACAGGGCATAGACATCAACTCATTCAACCTTGCACCGTCAGCATTAGGTCAGTATCAGCAACAGATAGACAAGTGGAGGACACAGGCAGACAACGTCACCTCGTCATATCAGGCAGTAACAGGTGAACAACCACCATCAGGTACTCCATACTCACAGACAGCCCTCCTCAATCAGGTGGCTACTAAGCCTTTCGACTACAAGCGTGAAGAGTGGGGTATACACCTCACCAAGGTGTTTGAGAAGTGGATCATTCCGTATCTCATAAAGAAGATAAAGAAAGAGCACATCCTTGTATCCGAGTTCTCTGATACCGAGCTTGAAATGATAGACGAGTCTTTCGCCAACTTCAACTCCAACCAGGACATCATTAACCACCTCCTCACAGGGCAGACTGTTGCACCAGATGCACAGGGACAGCTTATTGAGAACTACAAGAAGCACATCAAGAAGCAGGGCAAGAAACGCTTTATCGAAGTGCCAGAGGATTACTTCAAGGACATTGAAGCTAAGATCACAGTCATCACTACAGGCGAGCAGAAGAACAAGGCCGTCATCCTACAGTCACTTTCCGAGATTATGAAGACAGTCATTCAGTCCTTCAACCCACAGACGGGTCAGTTTGGAGTGCTCGAAGACCCAACGCTATCAAAGATATTCAATCAGATCGTGGAACTCTCTGGTTCTGGTATATCACCTATCTCTATCGGTAAGGGTGCAATGCCTACACAGGCAGCTCCTGTTGCAGAGCCTGTATCAACCCCAGACTCGGGTACTCCATCACCCATGAATGTGAGCACACCTCTAACCACTAACTCATAATGAACCAATATCTACAGAACTTTTATGGCAATATCGGTCAGCGTGAAGCAGTTAAACTCTTCATGGTTGAAGTTCTTGGTGAGATGGCAGTTGAGCGTGCGTTTGCTGGTAAGCCAGTGGTAGGTATTGCAGAGGCAAAGGAGTTAGTGGATAAGACTTTTGACAAGCTAGATGAGATTTATGGTAAGATTGAGCCGTCAGAACCTTTAAGTGCTAGATAGTGAGGGCATTAGGGCAAGGCTACCTCGATAAAAAGCCAGCCCATGAGAGAAAACTCTCCAAATCCTAACCAAACATAGCTTATATGGAAGGTGAGCCAACAAATGTTCCGCCCGTAACTCCCAACGAGCCAGCAGAGCCTGTAACTCCAGTTTTAGAACCCACCGATCCAACAGAACCACAAGTTCCCGAGGACAGTGAAGCTCTAAAGGCCTTGAACAAGAAATTGTTTGAGCGTGCGAAGAAGGCAGAAGATACTGTGAAGGCTTTAAGATCCAACCCAGCATCCAATCCTTCACAAGTTTCTCCACAACTTTCAGTGGAAGAGACGGTGCTCCTAGCCAACGGTATGCCAGAAGAGCTTGTAACAGAGCTAAAGTCGGTAGCCAAGGTAAGGGGTATCAACTCTCTATTGAAAGCACAAAGCGATCCCATATTCGTTGCGGTGAAGGAGAAGTTTGAGAAAGACAAGAAGCAGAAGGACGCAAGTCTATCAGCTTCGAGAGGTTCAGGTGGTGCACAACAGGCTAAAACCTTTTCTACCCCTGGCCTCACGAGAGAGGAGCATCGAAAGATGGTCAACGACTCTCGGTAATCTTTTGTGGGGAAAGTTATTAAACTAACTTTAACCCAACATGCCCGTACTTACAGGATTGTTCCCGCTCGCAACCGAGACCAACGTCTCGCTCGATGTGTGGATTCCACAAATCTGGGGAGAGAAGG